GGCATGTACTCCGGCCTGACTTCTCCGTCCCGGGCCTGGATGAGGCTGGCCGGAGTACATGCCGGCGGTCAGAACCCTGTGGGCCCGGCCGGCCGTGTTGTCGTAGATCTTGCTGTTGCGGCGTATCTGCTCATTGGGCTTCTGGCCGCTGGTGGCGAACTGACCCCGGTTGGGCGCGATGTAGTCACGCACCTCCTCATTCAGTTCAAGCCACTCGTAATGCTCCTCCTCCAGGGCCTTTAACTGCTCGTTGTGCCTTTTCAGAAGGGCATTTTCTTCGGCCATGCTACGCCCCCAACTTCTTCTTCAGGGTAGGAGCATCGCCAAGCGCCCCCTGCCCGGAGGTAAGGACGGTCTGGCTTCGGCCCTTGGCGGCCAGAGCCCGGCGCTTATCCTCTCTGGACTTGCGGTCGGCCTCTTCCGCCTCTATCTTGGCCTGCAACTCTTCGGCCTGGGCCTTCTGTTCCTCGTAGGCGGCCTGCATCATTTCGGTCTGCTTGGCCATCTCGGCCGCATAGGCCCCAGCCGCCTCCATCTGAGCGGTCATGGCCTCGCGGTTAAAGGCTCGCTCCTCCGCCAGGGCCGCCCTATCCTCGGCCGCCTGCTGGTCCTGTTTGGCTCTGGCGGCATCCCATTCGTCCTGGGAGCCGTAGCCGGCCAATTCGTAGGGCTGCGGTTGATACACATCGGGAGAGCCACACATTTCAGTCCTCCAAAACCAGGGCGATCATCTTGTAGTTTTCCCGCCCTGAACCGTAGGCCCGGAGGGTGCCCTCCTGGCGAAAGCCAAGGTACTCAGCCCATGGAAGGCCTATCTCCCACAGTTCTTCCGCCATGGTTCCCTGGAGCCGGTGAAGCTTCAGGCCGGACATGGCGTCCCGGAGCCAGGATTTTATCTCGCGGCTTATCCCGCCCCTGGATTCGATGATGGCGAGAGGGTCGACCATGTTCTCCACAGTCCCCACGCCGGGCCACATGGTGGAAACCACGGCCGCGATTACCGGCTCATCGGAAACGTTATAGACCAGGCGGGCCAAGGAGTCCTTCTTCATGGCCATGGCGCAGTAGAAGTCGGCCCACTTGGTTGGATTGCGGTCGAACCAGGGGACCTTTTGGGCCAGATCGCAGACGCCCTGCCAGGTAAGAGGGGCTTCTCGGCAGTATTCACTGTGTCTCATAATGGTTTATCCAGTGGAGTCCAAGTCCCCTGCCAAGCCCCACAGTTGGGACAGTACAGTCCATTTGGAGTAGCGTAAAAGAGCGCGTTCCCACAGTGACAGTGCCAGTGTTCCAGATCTCCCCTGTCGTGGGGGTACCTGAACCGGCCCTTTTCCAGGCCGCATTGCGGGCACAAGAGCCACTCATCGCCGGCAGCGGCCCGGCCTTCCCATTCATGCTTACAAGCCATGCAGAGAGCAGGACCCGAGGCGTTTAGCTTTCTTTTCGCAAGGCTGATAACCTTTTCGCTCATACTCCCAACGTCCCCCTTCCGGACCCGCTGCCCAGAGTCAGCACAAGGTAACTGTTGGCGTCCATGCCCCGCGTGGCCTGTCTGCGCCGCACAGCGTCCATGTTAACCTCGGCAGCCATCTCGGACGTGCTCTGGTTGGGAGTGGAGGCGGCAGGCTTGGCCGCCGGCTGTGGCTGCTGGGCGGG